CCTGGAGGCCAACAGCGCGGACAAGGCCGTGGTTGACGAAGCTCCCAGCGCGGACAAGGCCGTGGTTGACAAAGCTCCCGTGGAGGCCATGGATGCAGCGGGCAGCGTGTAAGGACTGGGCGGAGGCTTCCTGCCTGATCTCCAACCTCCTGGCGGAGCTGGAGCAGCCCTGCCGGATATGCCGGGAGGACAGCCTGGTGCTGACCGGGCGCTCCCCCACTGGCGAGACCGTGACCATCCGGCTGGGACCGGACCTGGTGCTGGAGGCAGAGGGCTGCGACGAGCTGCTGGATGCAGCACGAAAGCGAGGGTGCCCCGATGGCTGACAGACAGACCGATGACTTCAAGCTGGGCAACAAGGCGGCTGATATGTGGCTTTACACGGCAGACGCCTGCGCCAATGAGAAGGTCATCCCCAAGAAATACCGCTACACCACCGGAACGGCCCTGATGAACGGCGCAGAGGCCATCTGCTCGTGCATTGAGGGCGCAAACCTCATTGACCTGCGGGAGAGACCGGCGGAGCGGCTGGCGATGCAGCGGGAGGCCCTTTGCGCGTGCAAGAAGCTGGAGCGGAAGATACTGCGGATGGCAGAAAGCAAGCAATACCCCGGCGTGAGCGGCCAAAAGGCTGCGACCTGGAGCAAGACGGTGATGACGGTGCGCTATATGTGCGCCGCCTGGTACGAGAAGGACCGGAGCCGCGCTGCCCAGGCGAGAGAGGATGTTCGACGGCGATAGCTGCCTTTCATTGGGGTATAGCCTGTTCGCGCCGTCAACTGGGGCCTGCGCTCCCCGAACTCGAATGACAACAACGCGTACAACATCAACACCGACGGCACCGTGAACAACAACAACGTGTACAACGCCAACTTCGCGCCGCGTCCCGCTCTGATGGAATTACCGTGTACAAGTAGCCCTTGCTGCGAAAGCAGAGGCCCATCATCAAAGGAGGCTATATCCCGTCGTCCGTGGGCATGAACACGGGGGATAAACACATGGCACCGACGCTGCCAGGCTCGCTACCGGGGAAAGCCCCGGACACCTCCGGCGGAGGGAGATACTGACTGCTATCAGCGATGCCGGACCTGCGCTCCACCATCCGAAAACCAAGCAAGGATGTGTGATATGACCTATCAGGAACTATGCTCCTTTGACACCCTATGGACGGCCTACCACCGGGCCAGACGGTGCAAGAGGGGCAAAAAGAGTACGGCACCCTTTGAGTACAGCGCAATCGAGGAGCTGCTGATACTCTCAAAATCGCTTTTGCAAGGGACGCACCAGCCGGACCCGCTGGACGCGTTCTATATCTACGAACCCAAGAAGCGGCTTATCCAGGCCCCGACGTTCCGGGACAAGGTGGTGCAGCACGCGCTCACGGATTACATCGTCTACGACGAGCTGGCCCGGAGCTTCACGCTGAACACCTACGCGGCCCAGTACGGCAAGGGGACCCACTACGGGCTGGAGATGCTGAAACGGCACATGAGGACCTATTTCCTGCGGCGGAAGGGCGCGGACGAGGCAGCACGCAAGGCCGCCGGTCTGCCACACCGGCCCATGGAGGAATGGGACTACGCCGAGGGCTGGGTCATCAAGGGCGACATCCGCCACTTCTTCCAGAGCATCGACCACCGGCGGCTCAAGGCCGCGCTGGAACCCCGGTTTCCCGACCCGGACATCCGGGCGCTGATGTGGCGATACATCGACGCCGTGGACGAGGGCCTGGCCCTGGGACACCAGACGAGCCACATCTACGCGGTGTTCTACGTCAGCTCCTTCATGCACTATGTGGGCGAGAAGCTGCACCTGCCGCTGGCAGGGATGTATATGGACGACTGGTATGTGATCTGCCCGGATAAGGCGACAGCGGTTGAGGCTCTACGCCTTGCAAGGCTTGAATTTGCCAAGCTGGGCCTGGAGCTGAACGACAAGACCAACATCTTCCCCTTGCAAAACGGCATCGACTTCTGCGGCTTCCACACCTATCTGACCCGGACGGGCCAGGTGGTCAGCAAGCTGCGCTACTCCTCCATCAAGCGGATGAAACGACGCATCCGGCTGTGGGAGAAGCAGTACGCAGCGGGCGAGGTATCGCGCGAGAAAATCATGGAGAGCTTTACCGCCTGGGAGGCACACGCCAAACATGGCGACACAAAGCAGCTCCGCAGAGAAATGCGGTCCAGGTTGTTGATGGCTCTGGACCGCGCAGACGAGGCCAGGCGGGCGGCGGGCATCCCCGCTGCCCGGCCCGGACCTGACGAAAGGAGAACAAAACGATATGGGACAGTTACTTTCCAATCTGGCAAACGGCAGCCTGGTGAAGCTGGCGGAAAACAGCAAGCCCACCAAGTTCATCAAGCTGGACAATGACCACTACGGCACCGGCACGGGCGTGACCCTTATCCGCAAGGATGCTTTCAGTGAGATCGCATGGAACGCATCCGACAGCAACGGCTACAAAAACCGTTACTTCGGCTGCACCCTGGACAACTTCTGTGACGGCATCTGGCCGCTGAAACTGGACGAGAAAATCCGGGAGTGCCTGGTCCCCGTCCCCATTGTGGTGGCGGAGGGCAACCAGGTGGCGACGCTGCACACGATCTACCGCAAGGGCTTTGCCATCTCCTGCACGGAGGCGGGCGTGAGCGGCTGGCAGACGGAGGGCAAGGCGTTCAGCTATTTCTCCGACAACGCAAAGCGCATCGCCTATCTGGACGAGACGGCGACCGCCGTCAACTGGGGCCTGCGCTCCCCGTACTCGAATGGCTACCGCGCGTACAGCATCTACACCGGCGGCACCGTGGACGACGGCGACGTGTGCGACGCCTACTTCGCGCCGCGTCCCGCTTTTAATCTTAAATCTTCTATCGTTGTATCTGACAGCACAGACAGCGATGGATGCTACACGGTTGAGAGCGTGCCGGGCAACGACGGCGGGCTGTATGTGAAGAACAACGGCCTGTGGGTCCGCGCGGTGTAAGAGAAGCACCCAGAAAGCCGGGCGGCGGCGTGCCGCTGCCCGGCAAATTCTATGAGAGGAGGCGGCGGTATGCCGAGCATCAATGAAGTTATCGAACGGGTGAACCGGGCGAGGCCGGACGCCATCGACGACGAGACCAAGGCGGCGTGGCTGCTGGAGCTGGACGGACAGCTCTACCGGGAGACCATCCTGCGGCACCAGCTTACGAGCGGGCGCGGGGCCAAGGGACCCGTCGCCGTCTGTCCCACCTGCGGCGGGACGGAAATCACCTATGACCGGGTGATGGACAGCAACCTGTGTCCGGCGTGCGGCTGGACCGACCTGCCGGACTTTCCCAAGGCGTTCCCGGAGGACGGGGACAAGCCCTTGCTGGTGGAGGCCCCCTACGACGGGCTGTACGACCTGTACCTTATGAGCAAGGTGGACTTCTACAACCGGGAGGCCGACAACTACAACAACTCCGCCCTGGCGTACAACGCAGCGCTGGACGAATGGCGGAAACAGTATCACCGCAGGCACCTGCCCATCGGCGGCGGGGGTCTGACGGGGCTATTTTAGGAGGAGGGGCGAGATGAACCTGCCATACATGACGGCGGCGACCGGCAAGAACCGCAAGCAAATCATCGCCTTTGCCGGGCTGAACTACGGCCAGGGAGCCGGAGACGGCGAACTGGCAGAGAGCTGGGGCCTCTCCTCCGCCCGCTTCCCGTGCCTCAGTCAGCGGGACGGGCGCAAGACCGCCGGGACCTACACCAGCCCCACGGGGCTGTACGCACGGGGGAAGCTGTGCGTGGTGGACGGGACCGACTTTCTCTATGACGGCAAGGTGGTGGGCCATGTGACTGCGGGCGAAAAGCAGTTTGCCACCATCAACACCAAAATCGTCATTTTCCCCGATAAGGTCTACTACGACACGGAGGCGGAGAAGTTTGGGATGCTGGCTGCGGAATACCCCGGCTTCCCCGGCGACGTGACCTTCACGGCCAACACCCTGACCGTGCCGGAGCAGAGCTACATCGACCAGGCGGCGGAAAACGCAGAGACCAAGGGCAGCGTGGCCGCCGACACATCCATCACCGCCTACACCGGGGCCAGCGTGAACAAGACCACGGGAGCGCTGACTATGAGCGGCGGGACCGCAGGGACCCCGGACAAGCTCAAGGCGGGCGATTACATTCAATACGACTGCGACAGCTCCAAGGAGTACATGGTGGTACAGAGCAGCGCAAAGCAGAGCGACGGGACCTACCAGATCACCTATCTGCTGCACACGGCGGCGCTGCACAAATACCCAGGCTTCGACGAGCTTTTCAAGGCCGGAGACGCAATCGAAATCTCCGGCTGTACGACCTGCGCCGCGAACAATGGCAGCCACATCATCCGCTCCCTGGAGGCGCGGAAGCTGACCTTCACCAAGGACATCTTCACCAAGACCGGCGTGGAGGCCGGGACGGTGATGCTGGAGCGGAAGGTGCCGGACCTGACGTGCATCTGCGAGTGCGATAACCGCATCTGGGGCGCAGAGGGCAAGACCATCTACGCCAGCGCCCTGGGCGACCCGACCAACTTCTACGTCTACGACGGCGTGTCCACGGACAGCTACGCCGTGGCCGTGGGCACGGAGGGCGAGTTCACCGGGTGCATCGCCTACTCCAGCACGGTGCTGTTCTGGAAAGAGAATTGCCTGCACAAGGTCCTGGGCAGCTATCCGGCGCAGTATGAAATCTACACCTACACGGTGCCCGGCATCCAGAAGGGCAGCGAGAAGTCCCTGGCCGTCATCAACGAGACGCTGTTCTACAAGGGCCGCAACGGCGTGTACGCCTACTCCGGCGGGACCCCGGAGCTGCTGACGGAGAACTTCGGGACCCGGCGCTTCTTCGACGCGGTGGGCGGCACGGACGGCGAGCGCTACTACATCTCCATGCGGACGGAGAAGGGCGACTGGGAGCTGTACGTCTTTGATACGCTGCGGGCCATCTGGCTGCGGGAGGACGCGACCCACGCGCTGGACTGGGCCTATCTGGACGGGACGCTCTACTTCCTGGACGGGGCCACGGGCAAGCTGATGACCACCGGGCAGGACTACTCCGAGGAGGGCCTGGTGAACTGGAGCGCAACGCTGTGCCAGATGGACGAGACGAGCCACGGGCGCAAGTGCTATTCCAAGCTGTACCTGCGGGCGGACCTGGATGCCGGGGCCTGGCTCAAGGTGGAGATCAGCACGGACGGCAAGCCCTTCCGGCAGGTGTTCTCCACCCACAACGAGCGGGCCAAGACCCTGCAAGTCCCCATCCTGCCGGTGCGGTGCGACAACTTCCGCATCCGGCTGTCCGGCAAGGGCGGATGCCTGGTCAAGAGCATCATCCGGGAGTTCGCCCTGGGCAGCGAATATTAAGGGGGTGACAGGTCATGGCAACCACCCTCCCCGGCTCCCCTCCTTCGTTTGACCGCAACGACGTGAACGGGACCGTAAAATCTCTGTGCAACTACACCAGAAACCTGCAAGAAAATCTGGACTTCATGCTGGGGCAGCTTCAAAAGAGCATGACCGCTATACAGACCAGTGTGGAGGGGCTGAACAGCAAGGTCTCCAGCCTGCAAACCACCCTCTCCGGGGTGCAGCAGAGCGTGAGCACACTGGGCAGCGAGTACAACAAGCTGGCAGCCCGCGTGACGGCGCTGGAGCAGAAAACCAACTGAAAGAGGAGGTAATCCGACATGGCAAAACCCGATATGTCCAGGAACAAAGACCTGGCGGGCAAGACCGTCTCCAAGGGCGGCTACAACATCAGCTATAACGAGAACGGCTATGCCACCAGCGCCATCAAAACCGGGAGCAAGACCGGCAAGGCCGCCGCGCCCAGCGCCGACACGGTGGGCGGCGGCGGCAGCGACCGGGGCAGCTACGGCGGCAGCGTATATGACCAGGAGCATTTTTCCAATGACGAGCTGCGGAGCGCGGCGGAGGTCCGGGCGGCAGCGGCGGCAGGCAAAACGACCTGGGCAGACGCCAACGACTATGTGGAGCGCATCCGCAGCAACTACGGCTATTCCGGCGACAGCGACGGCAGCCGCTACATCCCCCTGGAGATGGGCGGCGGCGGACGAGGAAACGGAGGCGGCGGCTTCTCCTACGAGGCGGCCCCCACCTACACCAGCCGCTACCAGAACCAGATCGACGACCTAACCCGCCAAATCCTTAACCGGGAGGCGTTCAGCTATGACCCGGAGAAGGACCCCACCTATCAGCAGTACAAGGAGAGCTACACGCGCAGCGGCGAGCGGGCGATGCAGGACACCCTGGGGCAGGTCAGCGCCCGCACAGGCGGCCTTGCAAGCAGCTATGCGGGCAGCGCAGCGCAGCAGACCTATGACAACTACATGGGGGCGCTGGCCGATAAAATCCCGGAGCTGAAACAGCTTGCCTACTCCATGTACCAGGACGAGGGCAACACCCAGAGGGCAAACCTGGAAATGCTGGTGGCCCTGGAGCAGGGCGACTACGCAAAGTACGCCGACCTCCTGGCCCAGTACAACACGGACCGGAGCTTCGACTACGGCGTGCATCGGGACAATATCGGCGACGAGCGCTACAACAACGAGTGGAACTATTCCGTGGGCCGGGACCAGATCGCGGACAAGCGCTACGAGGACGAGACCGCCTACAACCGGGAGACCTACAAGGACGAGACGGAGTACAACCGGGCGATGGCAAAGGCCCAGACCCTCGCGGCGGGCGGCGACTTCTCCGGCTACAAGGCCCTGGGGTACACGGACCAGGAGATTGCGGGCCTCAAGAGCGCATACAACAAGGCACAGGCATCCGTTCGCTCCGACAGCGGAAACAGCGGCAGCGACGCCCAGATCGGCAACCGGCACGGGGATAGCTGGATTTATATTCCCGGCCATGGCCGCTTCACCTACGACGAGGTGGAGAACTACGTCAACAGCGGAAAGGTCATCGAGACCTACGACAGCGCGACCAACACCTACACCTACAAGTGGAACGGCAATAAGAAGTAAGGAGGCGGCCCTATGGCAAGCGCAAGCGATTTTTTGAAGAAGCGGACGGCGGCGCGGCAGCAGGCCGAGAGCATCCAGAGCAGCGATAAGACCCCTCTGGGCAAGAATGACGACGGCACCGTAACGCGGGCGAGCAACTTTCTGCGGAACAAAGCCGCAGAACGCCGGGCCGTCATCGACCAGCAGTACGGCAAGGATGCCTACGGCGGCAGCGGCAGATACGAGGCGGACAAGGCCCAGGGCTTCAATTCCTGGCTGGAGAGCGTGAACGGCCTCTCCAGCCAGTTGGGCAGCGACTACCAGAGCCGGGACGGAAAATTCCAGAGTGCCGCAGACTTTGGGAAGTACCGGGATGACAACGACGCCCGCATCAGCGTGATGCAGAACAGGGCCAACGCCTACCGCACCTACTTCCAGGACAACCGGGAGATATACGGAGAGGATGCCGTGAACGGCGTCCTCTCCACCCTGGACCAGGGCAGCAAGTACCTGGAGGAGCTGCGGGGCGGGCTGAACAGCGAGTATGACTTCTGGTCCAAGTTCAAGGACGAGAACGACTACAACACCTACCAGCGGGGCAAGGAATATGCCGCGCTGACGGAGAAACCCGATTTTGCAGAGAAAAGCCAGTACAAGAGCACGGCCAACGGCCAGGAGAAATTCAACGCATGGAGCGGGACCTACTCCAACAGCGGCTTTGACGACATCGCCTACGACTACATCAACCGCAACGAGGAGGCCCGCAGCCGCCAGATGCTCTCCGACATCCAGAGCAACGCGTCCCTGCTGGGCCTGGACAACAGCGAGCGGCGGGAGATGACGGATGACGAGATCGCCACCTTCAACTACCTGTACGCCCAGGACACCGCCAACGGCGACGCGGAGCACAAGAACGCCTACGCCTACATCGACTACCTGACCGGAGACCTCAACTACCGCCAGCGGGCCAAGGCCGAGGAGGAATGGGCCACCTACGCCAAGGAGCACCCGGTGGGGTCCTCCGCGTTCAGCGTGCTGGAAAGCCCTCTCAAGGGCCTTTCCTACCTGGGCCAGGCGGCGGATTACCTCTCCGACGGGGAAATCGACCAGAACGCAGGCTACAACAAGTTCAGCTACATCAACAGCGCCATCCGCGACGAGGTGAACACCATCGTGGAGGACAACTGGGGCGGTGTGGGCAGCTTCGCCTACCAGACCGGCATGAGCATGGGCGACTTCCTGCTGAATACCGCCATCACCGGCGGCAACCAGGCGCTCTCCCTTGCCATCATGGGCACCGGCGCGGCGGCGGATGCCACCATCTCCGCAAAGGACCGGGGCCTGTCCGATAACCAGGCGTTCGCCCTGGGCACCATCGCAGGCGCGGCGGAGATCGTCACCGAGAAGGTCAGCCTGGACGCCCTGCTGGACAAAACCGCGCTCACCAAGAGCGCCATGGGCTACTTCCTCAAAAACACCCTGGCCGAGGGCAGCGAGGAAGTGGGCAGCGACATCATCAACCTGGTGGCCGATGTGCTCATTTCCAAGGACAAGAGCGAGTGGCAGACCTCCATCGACGCCTACGAGGCCGAGGGCATGACCGAGAAGGAGGCGTTCTGGCGGGCCGTCCGGGACCAGGCGGAGAACATGGGCCTGGACTTCCTGGGCGGCGCTGTCTCCGGCGGCGTGATGTCCGGCGCGGGCATCGCCATCAACGCAGGGCTGAATGAATACGGCGCACGGCGCACCGGCGCGGAGTTCCAGGCGATGGGCGACGACGTGGTGCAGGCCACCATCCAGGAAGGGCTTGCAAGCGACCCCAGCACCCAGAGCTACAAGCTGGCCGTGCAGCTCCAGCAGAAGCTCGACGCCGGGCAGACCCTCACCAACGCAGAAATCGGGCGGCTGTACCAGGCCAACGTGCAGGCCATCGACGCGGAGGACGGCAGCGGCGACCTGCTGCTGCGGGCCGCCGAGGAAGTGACCCAGAAGGGCCGCGTGACCAACAACACCGCCATCGACATTTTGAGCAACCCCACCGCCATCAACACGCTGACGCAGGAGGCGGGGCTGAACATCAGCGAGGACATGAGCAAGTCCCAGCAGCGCAAGGCCGTCAAGAGCGCCGTGGAGGCCCTTGCAAGGACGCAGAGCGACGTTTCCGCGAACACGAGGGAAACTGCCCCCGCCGCAACGGAAGCCCGGCAGGCGGCCACGCAGGAGACCGTGCGCCCCGCCATGCAGGTGGAGCAGCAGCGCCCTGCGGCGCAGCAGGCGTATGACATCCGCCGCGTGCGGGATGCTGCGGCCAGCCTGGGCGAGAACGGGGCCAAGGCCCTCTCCGCCAGCTACGACGGCAGCGTGCGGGCCGACGACTACTACGCAGGCTTCGCCTCCTACTACGAGGCGGGCATCTCCGGCATCGACATGGGCAAGGTGCAGAGCCGCTATGCCGCGCAGCTCAACCAGGCGCAGCGCTTCGCGGCCTACTCCGCCGGTCAGAACGACGCGGCGGCCTCCCTGGCCCTGGAGCGTGAGGGCGGCAAGAGCGCCACGGTGTATGGCGACGAGGCGGGCTTCGTGCAGTCCGAACATTCCGCCAGCCTGCCCAAGGCGACCGTGCGCTTCTACGACAGCCTGGCCCGTGCCGCTGGGGTGAAAATCCAGATGGCAGAGGCCACCGGCAAGGGCGGCGCAAACGGCTGGTACAGCAACGGCATCATCCACATCGCCAACGACGCCGAAAACCCCGGCACCGTGGTGGCAAAGCACGAGATCACCCACCGGATGCAGGAGATGGCCCCGGAGGCATACCGGAAGTACCGCGACTATGCCATGTCCGCGCTGACCGAGCGGGACGGCTCTACCGCCTCCATCGTGGAGCAGTACAAGAGCCGCTACGCCGAGGCAGGCGTGAACCTCTCCACGGAGCAGGCCATGGACGATATCGCCGCCGACTTCACCGAGGCGCTGACGGTTGACCCGGCCAGGTTTGAGACCCTGGCAAAGGAAAACCGCAGCGTGGCCCGGAAGCTGCTGGACGCCGTGCGGGACTTCATCCGCAAGGTCAAGTCTCTGTTCAAGGGCAACAAGACCGCGCAGAACCAGGCTGCCGCCAACGCCTACGGCGTGAGCATCGACACCCTGGAGGAAGCGGCCCGCCTCTGGGAGGAGGCACTGAAAGCGACCAGCGAGCAGACGGCAAACAAAAACGCCGCCCAGACGGACGGCGGCACAAAATTCTCTATCAAACGGACCTCTCAAATGACGCTGGCCCAGCAGCTCAAGATGTTTTACGACGGGAAGATGGCCTCCAGCGATGCGTTCTACTTCGGAGTGACCCCTGCGGTGCTGGAGAAGTCCGGCTTTGATGCGCTGCCCCTGGCTATGACCATCGGAGACTTCCGCAAATCCACCCAGAAGAAGCACAACATCCCCCGCCGCGTTCTGAAAAACCTTATGGGCAACCTGGCTTCCCCTCTGTTCTCCTTTGGGAGTGGAGACCGGGCCGGTATCGTTCTGAACGACATCGACGGCGACGGCTACACGCTGCTGGCAGCGCTGGAGCGCGGGACCGATATGGACCGCAAGCCTGTCAATGTCATCAACAGCCTGTACGGCCTGGAGCACCCGGCGGAATGGATTAAGAACCAGATCGACAGCGGGAACGAGTTTGTCCTGTACGATGAAAAAAGAGCAAATGCGTTTCTCCAGACCTACGGCTACATGGCCTCGGTGGGAGATGGCATTCGCTCTACGGGTGAGAGTGTAACCCAGAACGGGGCGGAAGTCAAGACCAAATTTTCTCTCAAGACCCCGGTGGAGGAGACGGACAAGCTGCTGGCCCTGCACAACAAGGACGAGAACAGCATCCTGGCTGCCATCAAGCTGGGCGGCCTGCCCATGCCCTCCATCGCCATTGTAAAAGCCAGGGACGGGCACACCAAGTACGGCCCCATCTCCCTTGTGTTCAGCAAGGACACCATCGACCCGCAGCTATTCCGCGCCAACAAGGTGTACGGCGGCGATGCCTGGACGCCGACAGCTCCGCGAGTAGATTACCCCGTGAACAGCAAAAAGGCATCCCAGGTGGAGCACGAGCTGCACCGGCTGGCCGGGGATGTCTCCGTGGCCGGGGGCATCTTCGGGAACAGCGCCGCCCTGCGCTCTGTGGGCATCGACGACACCAGCACCAGGAGCACGGCAGAGCTGGCGGAGAAGCTGGCCTCCACGGACACGGTGCGGGCGGCCTATCTGGCAGACCAGGGCAAGAGCCTGGAGCCGGTGAAGATGGACAAGGTGTGGGACAAGTTCGGCTACGCCACACTGCATAAGGTGGTTGACCGCCTGGGCGTGAACACGCTGGCTGAAATCGAGGCCAACCTGGAGACCGGCGAGAGCGTGAAGGACGCCCTGGGCGAGAATGCCGAGGTCATCCGCGACATTCTCCGGGACTACTACCGGGAACAGGGCGAACCCATGCTCCGCAGAATGGCCGTCAAGAGGCATTGGACCGACGCGGAGATCAACGAAAGACGGCAGACCCGCATCGACAATTCCATGGACGGCGTTTCCATCTCCACCCTGGAGGACATCGTTCACCACGCATGGGATATGTACCAGGACGGCGGCGCGACCAAGGGCGAAATTGACCGGATGGCTACCTCTGACGCGCTGCGCAGCGCCGTGGATGACCACGCCGTTGAGGAGTGGATTGCCGGGAAGCTGGACGGCCTGCTGGGCGAGGCGGGCATCTACAATGGCAAGGACCCCTACACCCCCTCCGGCAATCTCCGCAGCTTCTCGCAGCTCCACTATGCCTACACCCTGGAGAACATCGTCAAGGCGATGAAGGAGGGCCAGGAGGAGCGCGGCGGCAACACCTGGGGCGCAAGCGCCAAGACCCTGCAATCCGTGGCGACGCCGGAATACCGCAGCATCCAGGAGATCAAGGCGGACAGTGGGCGGCTGGGCATGGACGAGGGGGCCGAGTATGAAGCAAAGCTCCAGGCCATTGATGACCAGATCGGCAGCATCATCACGAAGATCAAGCAGGGAAACAAGGCTCATTCCGACAATTCCTTCGTCGAGAGCGACATCATCGGCAGCATCCTGATGGAAACGTCCAAGGGCAAGAGGACGGTGGACGCTATCATGCGGGCCTTCTCCAAGGAGGGGTACAAAATCAGCAGCCAGACGGCCCAGGGCATCCAGGCCGTCTACCAGGAGGCGGCGGAAATGCCCACCGGCTACTTTGAGGCCAAGCCCCAGCGGGCCGTCGGCTTCGACGAAGTGCTGGCCGCCGTCATCCCCGATGACAGCAGCAAAAAGCTGCGGGACGGTTTGGAGCAGGCCGGTGTGCGGATGCTGGAATACAAGACCGGAGACGACGCGGACCGCCTTGCCAAGATCAACAGCGTGGAGGGCGCGCGCTTCTCCCTCAAGGGAAGGGACATTCTCCAGGAGAACGCCGCCTTGCAGGAGGAAAACCGGCTGCTGCGGGAGCAGATGAAGGACTATATCGCCATCCAGCGCCGAAACGGGAAGCTCCAGGAGAGCCGGGACTACTGGCAGGGCCAGACCCGGCGGACCCAGCGCGTGACCACGGACAAAAAGGCCGTGACCGCCGCCGCGAAACAGCTTATCCAGAACTACGGGGCCGACATCGCGGTGAAGGACATCCAGGGAGACCTCCAGAGCCTCTATGACTACATCGCCAGCGGCTACGACGGCAAGGACGAGCTGACCTACACCGAGGCTCGCCGCCGGGCGGAGGACATCGCGGAAACCCTGGTGAGCAACGCGGTGGCCGTGGACAGCGATATGTACGATGCGTACAGCGACCTGCGGGACTACCTGCGGACGACCAAGATCATCTACGGCAAGGAGTACCACGGGGACATCGCGGACTATGGCGACTTCCGCAAGCGGCAGTTCGGACGGCTGAACCTGGGCAGCGAGGGCCACACCAACATCGACCAGGTGTACCAGGAGCTTTCCTCCCGCTGGCCGGAGTTTTTCAGCGAGCAGGAGCAGACCCACCCAACGGACCAGCTCCTCCATATCGTGGAAGTGCTGGACGGCATCAGCGAGATCAACGAGTACAACCCATTCTCCCGCTACATGGACCAGGCTGTGACCGGCGCAGCAAACGAGATCATGGAGACCTTCTTCGAGCTGCCCCAGACGCGAAAGACTTTTGCGGACCGGCAGGCATTGAAGCTGGAGAACGCCAAGGCCAAGGGCCGGGAGCAGGTCCAGAAGGTACGGGAGCAAAATGCTGCCCGCCTGGCGGAGCTGCGGGAGCAGAACCGGCAGCGGGTACAGAACGCCATCGCCAAGGAGCGGGAGACCCGCGAGCGGCAGATGGGCGCTCTGAAAGACCGCTATGCGGCCAAGGACGCAGCGGGCCGGGAACGCCGGGCAGCCCGTGAGCTGCGGGCCAAAATCACCCGCCATGCAAGCGCTCTGTCCCAGAAGCTCCTCCGCCCCAGCGACCAGCACCACATCCCGGAGGCCATGCGCGGAAGCGTGGCCGCTATGCTGGAGAGCATCAACCAGGAGAGCCAGTACACCCTCGACGAGAACGGCAAGCGGGTGAAGGACGGCAACGGCACCCCCACCAAGCGGACCGAGGCGTTCCGCGCCCTCAAGGAGCAGTACGCCAAGATCGTGGCCGAGGGCGGGGATATGGTCATTGACCCCTCCCTACTGGGCAGCGACGCCGACGGCATCAAGGGCGGCTTTGATGCGGTCATCGCCATGAAGGACACCAAGCTGGCCGACATGAGCGTGGCGCAGCTCCAAACCGTGTGGCAGGTGGTCAAGGCCGTGGAGCACAGCGTGAACACGGCGGGGAAAGTCCTGTCCAAGTCCAAGTACGCCAGGACGGCGGACTGGGCGCAGGCTCTCTCCATCGGGACCAGCAGCCGCCGGGCCAAGAACAGCCTGACCCGCAACCACGCCCTCATTGACCTGGAGACCCCGTACACCTTCTTCTCCCATTACGGAGAGGCGGGCAAGGCGGTCTACCGGATGCTGCGGGACGCGCAGGACCAGCAGCAGCTCATGGTGGACCATGTGGCCGAGGAGGTCCGCAAGATCGTGGACCCCAAGACGGTGAAGAAGCTGGAGGCGACCACGCAGACCTTCACCACGGAGCGAGGCGAGAAGCTGACCCTTTCCACGGCCCAGGTGATGGAGCTGTACGAGCTGGTGAAGCGCAAGCAGGCCCACGACCATCTGCTCAAGGGTGGCGTGGTGCAGCCAGAGATCAAAACCTCGCAAATCCGGCGCGGCACGGACAGCATCCGCCTGACGGAGGGCGACCTGGCGAACATCACCGGGACGCTGACACCGGAGCAGGTGAAGATCGCGGACGGCCTGCAAGGACTGACCCGTGGCGTGCTGGCCGACTACGGCAACAAGGCCAGCATGGAAGCCTATGGTTATAAGAAGTTCACCGAGAGCGACTACTGGCCCATCAAATCGGCCAAGGAGGGCCTGCACAGCAACATCGAAAAGGGCGGAAACAACACCCGCTCCATTAAGAACATCGGCATGGCAAAGACCACGATGCCCCACGCGAGCAACGCCCTGGACCTGGCGGGTATCTTCACCACCTTTGCCAACCACGCCTCCGACATGACGGACTATGCCTCCTGGCTCTGCACGATGGAGGACATCAACCGCCTGTTCAACTACCAGTTTCGGGACGAGGAGGGCAACCCCACCGGCAAGACCATCAAGGGCCTGCTGGACCGCGTGGGCGGCCCCGGCAGTCAAAAATACTGGCACAACCTGATGGAGGACATCCAGAACGGCATCAACGCCCCCGGCGACAGCCCCATGTGGGACATCGCCGGAAAGACCATCGGCGGCTTCAAGGGCGCAGCCGTGGGCGCGAACATCCGCGTGGTCATCCAGCAGCCCACGGCGTTCTTCCGGGCGGCGGCGGTACTGGACCCCCAGGACATGGCGCGGGGCCTTGCAAGAGGCGTTACGCGGGGCAGCGGATGGAAGAAAGCCCTGCAATACTCCCCCATCGCCATGCGGAAGGATGCGGGCGGCTTCGACATCTCCAGCCCCTACAAGATGACCGAGACGCTGTTCGACAACCGGACGAACGTGCGGAAGCTGAACGACGCCCTTTCCGCCCCTGCGGGCGCGGCGGACGCCGTGACCTGGGGCAAGCTGTGGAACGCCTGCGAGTGGGCCACGGCGCGGGAACACCAGGGCCTCACCAAGGGCAGCGAGGCATTCTACCGGCAGACGGCAAAGCTGTTCGCGGAGGTCATCGACCAGACCCAGGTGGTAGACGGCGTTCTCCAGCGGTCTAACATCATGCGCTCCAGCAACGCGGTGGTGAAGCAGGCGACCAGTTTCATGGGCGAGCCTATCATGAACCTCAACCTGCTGATGCGGGCCTATGACCAGGTGCGCTACGAACAGAACAGCCAGAAGCGCGGCAAGGCCATCAAGACGATGGGCCGGGCGGCCACGGCCCTGGTGGTGACGAACGTGGTCAACGCTCTGGCCCAGAGCCTTATCGACGCCATGCGCGACGATGACGAAGATAAAAAATACTGGGAGCGCTTCCGGGCTGCGTTCACCGGCGTCTCCGGTGACGAGGAGACCCCCTGGGAGAAAGCCTGGAACGCCATCATGGAGGGCAACGTCGGCAGCAACATGAACCCCCTGGGGCAAATCCCCTTTGTAAAGGACGCGCTGTCCATCATGCAGGGCTACGACGTGTCCCGCACGGAAATGGAGATCGTGTCCGACCTTATCCAGGCCGGACAGACGGCCATCCAGAGCGCCGACGGCCAGGGCAAGCGGACCAGGGCCTACGCCCTCAAGGGGCTGCTGGCCGCCTGTGCAAAGATGTTCGGCATCCCGGCCTCCAACCTGACGCGGGATATGTGGGGCCTGGCCCGGAGCGCGGCGGTGGAGACCGGCAACATCCCGCTCCAGTATGAGATGGAAAAGGCTATCTACAACATCTCCAACACCGGCAACAAGAACCGCTATTACGCCATTCTGTACCGGGCGCTGGAGCAGGGCGACATGGACACCTACCAGCACATCAGGGACGACCTGATGAACAGCATGGGCGTGGACGGCGCAAGCATCGACAGCGCCATGCGGAGCCGCTACAACAAGGCCGTTGAGAAGGACCCGGACTACACCCTGCCCCAGAGGGCGCGGGACCTTATCGGCAGCAGGGACAAATACGTCCCTGTCAAGGAGAAGGAGGAGACCTTTGGCGCGGACGACCTGGGGAGCAGCGCCTACCGGGCATACTCCGACCAGCGGGCCAACGACTACCGCAGCATGGCCGACGACCTGGCGAGCAGCCCCATCTTCCGGGGAATGGACGACGAGACCCGCGACAAGGTGCTCAAGGCGGCCTATGATCTGGCCGACAAGAGCGCCCTGGCGGACCATTCCGACGGACAGTACGAGGTCAGCACCAAGTGGATGGCCCAGGCTGACGACGCAGAGGCCCAGGGCATCGAACCCTGGGAGTACGTCCTGTTCCACACCGCCTACAACGAGATGGAAGGGACCAAGGACGCAGACGGTAAGACCGTGAAGGGCGAGGCCAAGAGCGACCATGTGCGGGAATGGCTGGAGGACTTCTCCGGCCTGACCGACGAGCAGCGGGCTTTCCTCTGGGGGACCGTCTACACCAGTGAATGGTAAAGAAATGGGAGCAGGTCATCCCTGCTCCCATTTTTTCATGTCGTCACCAACAATTTCCGCACTTCGAGTACCCCAGATACTCGCAGTATTCTATATTATGCGCCCAGTATTCGTCAGCACCCTGGAACACAGGGCAATCGTAATTGTGATAACGGTTTGACCCTTCGACGATGAACCCAATGTTGTTGTAAAGAAAAGTGGCGTCGTGAAGATAGCCGGACAAATCCTCGTTCCGAGCCTCCAGGTCGTTCACTTTTTCTTGCAGTTGCGTCTTTTCAGTGGATAGCGCGGAAACCCTGGAGCGCAATTCCGCATTCTCCGCTGCCAGGTCATCCCGCGCTGCCGTGAGCACGGAGACACGGTAGCCAAGGATGCAGGTGCATACCACCAGCAAAGCAGCGGCTATGCAAAGCGGAACCACCGGAGGCCGCTTTCCCGGCTTCGGCTGTTCGGTTTCAACTCCGGGCGGGGTCTGGCCTGCCTGGATGAACGGTGTGCCGCACAACTTCTCCCCCGGCTGGGGAGAAAGGCTTTCGCAGTCACACGGCTTTCCCTCCGGGACGAGCTGCCCACACCTCGGGCAGGTGTACCATCGTTCCTTCGGTATGGCCGGACGCGTTTTCCTGCGCTGGATGGCCTTGCAAGCGGCGGTAGCGACAGCCAAGGCCGTGCCATACAGCAGGACCACAGGGAGACCGCCGAGTTGTACACCGCTCATGCTTATGGCGGTTTGCACCATCGCTGCTACGGCGACGCACACGATATAGACCAAGGCTTTCATAGGTGGACCCTCTCTTTCAAATTTTTATCTGCTTCGGGGCGAAAAGGATGCGGGGCTTTGATATGCTCAATGGGAAAGGCAGGTGATACCAATGGAGTGGAACATCATTGTGGGACTGGTATGCACGGTGCTGGGCGCTGTCATCAGTTATGCCACCTTCTCCCACAACAAGGGAAAAGACGACAGGAGCAACGGCCAACAGCTCGGCACTGTTTTGACAGAGCTGGGGTACATCAAGTCCAACACGGACGAGATCAAGACGGAACAGCGAGAGCAGCGCAAGACCAACACAGAGGTGGAGGGCCGTCTGGCTGCCGTGGAGGCCAGCGCCAAGTCCGCACACCACCGCATTGACCATCTGGAGGCGGTACGAGATGAAGAACATTAAGACGACCACGCGGCGGCTGTTCGTGACAACGCAGATCGCCGCGCTGGGGTGGGTCACGATGTCCTACCTCATCGCCCTGTACGCCACGGTGCGCCTGGGCCAAGTGTTCCCGGTGGTGGACCTGTCCGAGCAGGCCATCGAGACCATTCTGGGCGTGAACGTCCTCAAGGTGGTGGAGAACATCTTCGAGCACAACGACGGGGTGGTGTTCGGCAAGAGCAACGCACCGGAGAAGAAAATCAAACGAGATTGCTAAAGGAGGAAATCGAAATGAAAACCTATATCGGCACGAAAATCATTGAGGCGGTCCCTGCTATTCGCAAGGGCGTCAGGGTCTACGAGGAGGGCCAGCCAACCCCCAAGAGCATGGACCCCGTGGAGGAGGGCTATAAGGTCCGCTACCCGGACGGCTACGAGAGTTTCAGCCCCAAGGCCGTGTTCGAGGCGGCGTACCGCCCCATCGACAGTATGAACTTCGGGCTGGCTATCGAGGCCATGAAGAAGGGGAAGAAGTGCAGACGGGCGGGCTGGAACGGAAAGAACCAGCACATTGAGCTGGCCTCTGCCATCAGTTACACGTCCCCGGCTGGCACAATCGTCAATGCCGAGCACGCGGCCATTGGGAACAAGGCTATCGCATTCTGCGGCACTTCCGGCGTGCAAATGGGATGGCTTGCAAGCCAGGCGGATATGCTGGCCGACGACTGGGAAATCGTGGAGTAAAGGAAGGAGCACATCATGGATATTACGACCATCATTGAAGCGGCGGCTGCCCTTGTGGCTGCCGTCATCACCGCCGTGGTCATCCCCTATATCAAGAGCCGGACCACGGCCCAGCAGCAGGCGGAGATCAATGCCTGGGTGAAAATCGCTGTGACGGCGGCGGAGCAAATCTACCGTGGCAGCGGGCGCGGCGAGGAGAAGAAAGCCTACGTCCTCAACTGGCTGGCGGAGCACGGCATCACCCTGGACGAGGAACGCATCGACGCGCTCATTGAGGCCGCCGTCTACGAACTCAACCACGGCGTTCTGAAAGAAGGTGCGGGCAATGAGTAACAGCCCGCTGGTCAGCTACACCAAGCTGTCCCCCAACCATTCCGGCAAGCGCAAGCACGCCATCGACACCATCTCCATCCACTGTATGGCCGGGAACCTGTCCGTGGAGCGCTGCGGCGAACTGTTCCAGAACAAGGAACGCCAGGCCAGCAGCAACTACGGCATCGGCAGCGATGGGCGCATCGGTCTGTATGTGGACGAGGCCAACCGTTCGTGGTGTACCTCCTCCGCCAGCAACGACAACCGGGCCGTCACCATTGAGGTGGCGAACACCGTTGCCAAGGACCCGTGGCCGGTCTCCGACGCGGCCTACAAGTCCCTCATTGACCTGCTGGTGGACATCTGCCAACGCAACGGCATCCCCAGGCTGCTTTGGAAGGGAGATAAAAACCTCGTAGGTCAGGTAGACCGGCAGAACATGACCGTCCACCGCTGGTTTGCGGCGAAAGCCTGCCCTGGCGACTGGCTTTACAGCCGCCACGGCCAGATCGCCGCAGAAGTCAACAAAAGACTGGAGGCCGCAAAGGCCGGAAAGGATGAAGAAACTATGGACACCAAACAGCTCACGAGCTGCGCCGACACCGGGGACAACCCCTCCGCCTGGGCCAAGGAGGCCACCGACTACTGCAAGCGCAAGGGTATCTTCGCCGGAGACGGTGCGGGCAACTACGGATGGCAGAAGCCCATCACCCGCGAGGCCACGGCCCAGATCATCTACAATCTGCTGGAGGCCGCCGGTATGCTGGAGAAGCTGCCGGACGTGAAGTGAGATATTCCCACTTTTTGTACCAAAACGATAAAGGTTGTAAATCTTTATTACAAAGATAGCCCTTTTCCGTGGTACTGTCAAGGTGCCAAGGAGGGGCTGCGTGTGAAGATTTACGATTTTGAGGGACAAAAGAATATCTCCGGCGACCGCATCCACCAGGTGCGGGCGACCAAACGCATCTCCCAGGCGGACCTCGCTGCGAGGATGCAGGTCAAGGGCGTGTTCATCGAGCGGGAGGCCATCAGCAAGATAGAGACCGGGGACCGCTTCGTGACGGACTACGAGCTGATGATCTTTGCCGAGGTCCTGGGCGTGACGATGGACTGGCTGACCGGAAAAGAATAAAAAATTTTGAAATCCCCCTACGGATAGTAGGGGGATTTTTGCATCTTCCGGGGCTATTGACATGGCCGAAAAAAGTGTGCTAAAGATATACAAATGCTATGCAAAAGTATTGCAAATGGAGGTTTTCCTATGCCGAGATATAAGGGCGCACACTTGACCTGGAACGACAGATTGACCATTGAAAAAATGCTCCGCGAGGGGTACAGCAAGCCGCAGATCGCCCGCTATCTGGGCGTGCATCACAGCACGGTCTACGACGAGTGCCGGAGGGGCGCGGTGGAGCTGAAACGCAGCGATCTGACCACCTATATCTCCTACTCCGCCGATGTCGCCAAGGACTACCACCTGGACCGCAAGAAGAACATGGAAAAGCCTCTGAAAATAGGCAAAGACCACCGGCTGGCCCGGTGGCTGGTCAAAACCATCTCCGAGGGGTATTCCCCGTCTGCTGCCTGTTCCATGCTGGGCAAAACGCCGGAGACCACCTTCTCCTGCACATTATGCCGTCAGACTGTGTATAAGTACATCGAGAACGGGGACTTGTGGCCCCTGACCAACAAGGAGCTGCGCTACAAGAGTGACCAGAAGCGGACCTACAACCGCGTGAAAGCAGCGAAAGCCCCCAGAGGGGATAGCATCGAGCATCGCCCGGAGCACATCAACAACCGGGAGGAGCCGGGCCACTGGGAGATGGACAGCGTAGTGGGCAAGAAGGGCACCAAGGCCGCCCTGTGCGTCCTCACCGGACGCGTGACGCGGGACGAGATCATCCGCAAGATGCACGACGACACCGCCGCCAGCGTCGTGGGCGTTCTGGACCGGCTGGAGCGGCGCATGGGGACCGCTATGTTCCGCCAGGTGTTCAAGAGCATCACCGTGGACAACGGGAGCGAATTTGCCGATTGCAAGGGCATGGAGCGCTCCTGTCTGCTGCCCGGAGAGAAGCGCACCCACGTCTACTACTGCCACCCCAGGTCACCCGGAGAGCGCGGCAGCAACGAGAAGCAGAACCAGCTTATCCGGTGGTTTTTCCCCAAGGGCACGGACTTCCGCAAGGTAACACAAAAAGAGGTGCGCCGGGTCCAGGACTGGATAAATAATTACCCACGGTTAATCCTGGACTGGCACACCTCTGCGGAGCTTTTCAACGTGTTCCTTGCAAGCCTATAAAGACTATAAAAAATTTTTCAAAGAAATTCGGGTTTTACTATTGACATTTGGCCCCGCAAATGCTATCGTAAAACCCGAAGGATGAAACAGTCCTTCGGGCTTTATTTTTTCCCAGGAAAGGGGGTGCGCGTGATGGCCTGCAAGTACCTGGATTTCCAGGACCGAAAGAAAATCGCAAAGATGTACCAGGAGGAAGCCCGCGTGCTGGACATCGCCTACAAAATCGGATGCCACCCCGCAACGATCTATGAGGAGCTGCGACGAGGCGACACGGGCAAGCTGGACAAGAACCAGCGCCCGGAGTATGACCCCCGCCTGGCTCAAAGGACGTTTCAAGAGGCAATCCGCCGCCGGGGCAACCGGCGGACCACCACGACCGCCGAGAGCGGCCAGTAAACCAAAGAGGAGGACAAGGACATGAAAATGAAGGACCTGGCCCTGGCACAGGTACGTCGGGGCGAACGCTTCACCCTCGACGGCGTGGAGTTTGTTAAGCTGGAGGACGACATGGACGCCGCCTTTGCGGTGGCCGCCGACACGCTGCCGGAGTGCTGCCAGTTCGAGGATGACGACGCCGAGCGGGAGGACCACAACAACTACGCGGGCAGCCTGCTTTCCAAGACCGTGGAGCGCTGGCTGCGGGACAAGCACCCGGCCATCTTCTCCGCCGTGGTGGAGCGGCCCATCGACCTGACCACCATGGACGGCATGACGGACTACGGCAAGCCCCTGGCTGTCGCGCGGGCGCTGACCATCGACGAGTACCGCAAGCACCGCAGCGTCCTGCCGCTGACCTCCAAGCCCTATTGGCTGGCAACGGGCTGGACAACCAACAGCTCCCCGTACTCGGATGGCAACTTCGCGTACTACATCTTCGCCGACGGCACCGTGTACAGCGACGTCGTGTACCACGCCAGCTTCGCGCCGCGTCCCGCTTTGTATCTGAAATCCTCTATCCTTGTATCGGTTGAGACCGAGGACGAGGGCAAGGCGCTGGCCGATTACAGCGACACGGACCTTATCGACGAGTTGTACCGCCGCAGGAGAAGCACCTATGACCCGGACTGAACGGCGGAGGCGGCAGCAGCGCCGCCGCAGGGCCGCGATGCAGAGAGCCGCCTGCCTGGCGCTGGCCCTTCTGGCCGTGGCTGCTGCGTTCGCCTGGAGCGGGCGTCCACAAGAGCCGGAGACACCAGAGGCCACCGTGCCGGTGACGGCAACGGCGCTCCCGGCGGAGACACCCGCGCTGGAACCCATCACGCTGGAGTTTGAGGACCGGGAGGCCATCGACCCGATGGAGGCGTCCAAGGTAGCCCTGGCAAAGATGGTGTGGGGCGAGGCGCGGGGCTGCTCCACCACGGAACAGGCGGCCACGATCTGGTGCGTGCTGAACCGCTACGACAGTGGGGACCGCTTCTGGGCCGACACGGTGGAGGGCATCACGACCCAGCCCTGCCAGTTCTACGGCTACGCCCCCAGCAACCCGGTGGACCCGGACATCCTGGCCCTGGTGGAGGATGTGCTGGCCCGCTGGATGGCCGAGAAGGAGTGCGTGGGCAGCGTGGGCCGGGTGCTGCCGAAGGAGTACCTGTACTTCACCGGAGACGGCGCACACAACTACTTCACCACGGAATGGCAAGGCGGGCAGACCTGGGACTGGTCCCTGGAAAGCCCGTATGAGGGATAGCTGATATGGAGTTGACCCACCTTTCCCTGTTTTCCGGCATCGGTGGCCTGGACCTGGCCGCCGAGTGGGCAGGCTTCCACACCGTGGGACAATGCGAGTGGGCCGACTACCCCACCAGGGTCCTGGAGAAACATTGGCCGGACGTTCCACGCTGGCGGGACATTCGGACTTTGACAAAGGAGAGTTTCTGTGAACGGACCGGACTACGAACAGTTGACATTATTTCCGGCGGCTTCCCGTGCCAACCCTTCTCCAAAGCCGGACAGCGCAGAGGCAAGAGCGATGACCGCTACCTCTGGCCGGAGATGCTTAGAGTTATCGACGAGCTGCGGCCTGCTTGGGTCATTGGAGAGAATGTTGCTAACATCCTCAATCTGGCACTCGACGATGTGCTTTCTGACCTGGAAAGTAAAGGCTACACCGCACGGGCGTTTATGGTTCCAGCTCGCGGCGTCGGCGCTCCGCACCAAAGATACCGATTTGCAATCGTGGCCCACGCCGACGGCGATGGACGCGGCGGGGCTGGCCCGGCACCTGCGGAAGGACGCGACATCCACCAGGTCATTGCTTCTATGCCAGAAAGTGGCTTACCTGGCGGGGGGGGTACTGGAAATCTGAACCCGGAATGGACCGAATGGTTGATGGGCTTCCCAACTGGATGGACAGAGTTAGATGCCTCGGAAACGCGGTGTGCCCGCCCCAGTTCTTCCCCTTCTTCCAACAAATCAGACTGATAGAGGAGGTAGAGCATGAACCGACTACAAGAGCGGCGGATGGTGCTGGGTCTGACCCAGCCGCAGGTGTCCGCCAGACTGAAAGAAACGGAACCCAGGGCTGACGTGGGCATGGTAAGCCGGTATGAGAAGGGCGTATGCCTGCCGACGCCGGACCAGCTCAAGGCCCTGGAGGATGTCCTGGGAGCGTCCAGGACGGAACTCTACGACGCGGAGGACCTGGACCTGCTGGGGGCGCTGCCGACAGCAGAGAGCCGCAGCGAGGCCAGCGAGACGGAGACCGCGCCGCCCACTGCGCCCACCGGGCGCTTCCGCAAGTGTTACCGCATCAGCCGCGAGTTCGCGGCAAGCCTGCCGGACGATCTGCTCCAGGTGTGCGGGTATTCGTCCTGGCAAAGCTGGCATGACGCAGCCCTCAAGCGGCTGTTAGGAGAATATGCGGCCCGGAAACGGGCCACCAAAAAGGAGGATAAAACCGCATGAGTGACCAGTTGGACAAGAAAAGCATCCTTGAGATGTCAATGGGTGCAATCCTGGAGCGCGTGGACTATGAGATGGGCAAGGTGATGGACAACATCCTGGACCCCAACACCAAGGCCACCGCCAAGCGCAAAATCTCCGTGACCCTGGAGCTTATCCCCAGCGCGGACCGCCGGACCATCACGGTGCAGAGCACGGCCAAGTGCTCCCTGACCCCGACGGACCCCGTGACCACGAGCCTCTACATCACCAACGCACCCAGCACCGGCGAACTGATGGTGGCCGAAATGGTGCCCCAGGTCCCCGGCCAGTTAGCCCTCGACGGTGAGGAGCAGGACCACCCCAAAATTTTGAAGTTCAAACGCCAGGCATAACGCCACGATCTGAAAGGAGTATTCATCATGCTGAAAGAATTTGCCCAGTACCTCGTGTCCCTCAAGGACAACAAGACCTACAACATCCACGGCGACACCTACTCTGACCACGACCTGGTCCGTATCAAGCCCCACATTGACCGCCCTGCCAACCTCTCCGTCTCCGGCCTGGACAGCATCGTGAAGCTGGTCCGCAACGAGCTGGATATGTTCGAGAACCTGCCCGTGTTCATCCGCGTGGACGATGCCCGCACGGTCTCCGTGTTCACCACCTACGACGACATGATGTGCCGCGACAGCCTCTATACCGCGAAATGCGACGTTCCGGGCTTCCGTGACGGCTTCCGGGAGTATGAGCAGGCCATCATTGAGCTGCGGAGCAAGTTCTCCCCCGGCCCCGGCGTGGACTACCTGCTGGACCTGCTCTCCCGCATGAGCAAGGACAGCGGTGTGACCACCCGCGACAACGGCGTGAGCCAGGAAGTGGAGGCCCGCCAGGGCGTCTCCCTCAAGGCGCTGGTGCAGGTCAAGCCCCGCGTGGCCCTGCGCCCCTTCCGCACCTTCCTGGAGGTAGAACAGCCGGTGAGCGAGTTCCTGCTGCGCCTGGACGATGACGGCAACGTGGGCCTGTTCGAGGCTGACGGCGGGATGTGGCAGCAGACGGCCAAGGCCAGCATCGCGGCCTACTTCGAGGACAAGCTGGCCCAGGAGGTTAAGGACGGCAAAATCGTCGTGATGATGTGATGCAGCCGCAGGTCATCATCTGCAAGGACCGGGCGGAATGGCTGGAGGCCCGCAAGGATGGGCTGGGGGCGTCTGACGCCGCCGCCCTCCTGGGCCTCTCCCCCTGGAAAACCAACGTGCAGCTCTGGGAGGAAAAGTGCGGGCTGGTCATCCCGGAGGACATCGGGGACAAGCCCTATGTGCGCTACGGCAACGACGCGGAGCCGCTGCTGCGCTCCTTCTTCGCCCTGGACCACCCGGAATACCGGGTGAGCTTCACCCCCTACAAGATTATCAAACACCAGGACCTGCCCTTCATCACCTGCACCCCGGACGGGGAGCTGGAGGAAACCGCCACCGGGCGGCTGGGCGGCCTGGAGATCAAAACCACGGAAATCCTCTCCTCCACCGGCTGGACCCATTGGAAGGGGCGCATCCCCACGGAGTATTACGCCCAGGTGTGCCAGCAGATGCTTGCCGCCGGGTGGCAGTTCGTGGAGCTTCTGGCCCAGATCAAATACACCACGGCGGAGGGCGAGGACCGGAAAGAGACCCGGCACTACAAAATCGAACGGGCGGATGCCGAGGACGACATCGCCATCATCCGGCGGGAGGCGGTCCCCTTCTGGCGCTGCGTGGAGCAGCGGCAGAAACCAAATCTCAAGCTCCCGCCTATCTGAACAGGAGGACAACATGAGCATGGAATTTGTGATGGGCAACAGCCTGGAGACTTTGCCCAAGACGATAGACTTCAACTTTGAGGAGCTGAAAGGCCAGCTTGCGGAGAGCCTGGCGCTGTACACCGGCCTGGTGGTAACAGAGGACGGCATCAAGGGTGCCAAGGAGGACCGCGCCAAGCTGAACAAGCTGCGGGAGGCCCTGGAGAACAAGCGCAAGGAGGTCAAGCGCGAGTGCATGGCCCCGTACACCGACTTCGAGGCCAAGGTGAAGGAACTGGTGGGCCTTATTGACCAGCCCATCGCCGCCATCGACGCGCAGCTCAAGGAGTACGAGGAGAAGCGCCGGGCGGACAAGCGGGCCGCTATCCTGGAAATCTACGAGGAGACCGTGGGCGAGCTGCGGGCGCTGCTCCCCTTTGAGAAGCTGTGGCAGGACACCTGGTACAACACCAGCGTGACCATGAAGAAGGTCCGGGAGGCCATCGTCGCGGCGGAGGACAAGGCCGCGTCCGATCTGGAGGTCCTGGCTACCGTGGAGAGCGAGTTTGCCGAGGCCGTCAAGATCAAGTACCTGGAGCACCTGGACTTGAACGAGGCTCTGATGGAGCGCTCCCGCCTCCAGGAGCGGGCCAAGCGCCTGCGGGAGTACGAGGCCCAGCGGACCGCCCAGGCCGCCAACCTGGCAGAGGAACAGCGCAAGGCAGAGGCGACGCGGGGTGCAGAGCAGACCCCGGACCCCGCTGCCAATGCGGCCCAGGCCGGGACCTGGGAACCCGGCGGTGGTGAGGCCGTGGAGGAGGCCATCTACCTGCTGCGCTTTGAGTGCCAGGTGACAAAGGACCAGGCGGCGGAGCTTTCCCGCTGGCTGAAAGAACGGAACATTTCGTATAGGAGGATTTAATCATGGCCGTGAACAATTCTTTGCAGAGCCGCAGCGGCGGCAAGCCCAAGTTCAGCGTGGCTATCCAGACGCCGATGTACCAGAAACTCGTGAACGACACCCTGGGAGACCCGGACCGCGCCCGGCGCTTCGTGGCTGCCATCAGCTCCGCCGTGGCCGTAAACCCGTCCCTCCAGGAGTGCGACGCCGGGACGGTGCTGACCGCCGCCCTGCTGGGTGAGAGCCTGAACCTGTCCCCCTCCCCGCAGCTCGGCCAGTATTACATGGTCCCCTACAAGGACAAGAAGCGCGGCACCGTGGCCCAGTTCCAGCTCGGCTACAAGGGCTACATCCAGCTTGCAGAGCGCAGCGGCCAATACCTGGACATCGACGCGTTTCCCGTGGTGGAGGGCGAGTACAGAGGCCGGGACCGCTTCACCCGCCGCCCCATCCTGGAGTTCCTGGAGGACGACGGAGACCGGGAGAGCCGCCCCGTGGTGGGCTACTACGCCTACTTCGAGCTGAACAACGGCTTCCGCAAGGTGCTGTACTGGAGCAAGGACAAGATGCTGGCCCACGCGGACCGCTACTCCCAGGCGTTCCACCTGGAGGCCCGCGAGGCCCAGGACCCCCGGTACAGCCGCGTGTCCTACGCCGACTTCGTGGCGGGCAACTACCCCAAGGGCGACGAGTGGAAGTATTCCTCCTTCTGGTACAAGGATTTCGACGGGATGGCCTGCAAGACGATGCTGCGCCAGCTTATCAGCAAGTGGGGCATCATGTCCATTGACCTCCAGAAAGCCCTTGCAAGCGACGAGGCGGCCATCGGTGCCGACGGGAGCAAGAATTACCTGGACGCACCCGAAAACGCGCCAGAGGCCCTTCCGGAGGCCAACCCGGAGACCGGGGAGGTCATCGAACCCAGCAGCAATACCGCGCCGGAGCTGCCCGACGGCATCTTCGAGGATGCAACGGGGCAGCAGGCGCTTGCATAAGGAGGCATCCGTATGCCCAAGACCAACGAGAAAGACGCCTATTTCTTCTCCCACGACTGCAACGCCCGCAACGACCCCAAAATCCTGGCCCTCCGCTCCGTCTACGGGGCGGAGGGGTACGGGGTGTACTTCATGCTGGTGGAGATACTCCGGGAGCAGCCAGAGTACCGGCTGTCCGTGAACAAGTACATCTGGAATACACTTGCTATGCAAATGCAGGTGGAAGCATCCCACCTTGAGCAGATCATCACAGACTGCTGCACAGAGTTTGCAGAAAACGGCAACACGCTTTTGGTGAACGACGGCGAGTATCTTTACTCCGCTTCCCTTCTCCGACGCATGGGGAAGGTGGACGACATCTCCAACCTCCGCCGGGAGGCGGCGCAAAAACGCTGGAAAAATCAGCCTTGCAAGGCCGACGACGGCAGCGGAGCATCCACAAGTAATGCAAATGCAGAGCAAACCGATGCAAATAAAAGAAAAGCAAAGCAGAGTAAAGAAAAGCAAAGCAAAGCAGAGGAAAAGAAAACAAAGGAAACTATCTTTGCGGACTTCGCCTCCGGCGACGCTGACCTGCTTTCCGCTCTGCAAGACTTCGAGGCGATGCGGAACAGGATCAAAAAGCCGATGACGGACCAGGCAAAAAAGCGCCTGGTCACGGAACTGGAGAAGCTGGCCCCCGGAGACCGGGATGCTCAGATCGCCATTCTGCACCAGAGCGAGGACCACTGCTGGGCAGGCGTGTTCGCCCTCAAGGACGACAGGTCCTACCAGCCCAGCCGCAGCGGCAGACCCCAGCAGGCCAGCACGGGCGAGAAGATGGACGCCCTGCGAGACCTGCACGACGAGTTCAGCGGCCTATGACCAGGGCGGAAGTGACGGAAATCTTCGCGGTGCTGATGATGGCCTATCCCAACGCGGAGATGTTCAAGGCCCCGGACAAGGACAGCCTAAAGGCAAAGCTGGCCCCGACCATCACGCTCTGGACCACCTGCCTGCGGGACATCGACTTCTGGGCGGCCCAGCAGGCAGTCATCCGGGTGTGCCAGACCTGCAAATTCCCTCCGACCATCGCGGAGATGCGGGAGGCGGCGGAGGCCGTTCTGCACGAGGTCAGGTCGGAAATCAGCAACGCCTACCTGATGGCCCGCAGCGAACTGCAACTGGCCCGGCTGGCTGGCCGGACGAAAGAGCAGGCGCTGGAGGGGATGCCCACCAGGACCCAGAAGGTCATCGAGGCCATGGGCGGCATCGACGCGTTCATGCCGCCGGACAAGAAATACTTCGAGATGGAGCGCTTTGAGCAAACCTACGAGACGATGCTGCGGAAGAACCCCATCGGCCTGCCGGGCAGCACGGCAGGACAGCGACAGATCACGGAATGAGCAAGGGGGCGGACAAATGGCTGGCTACTCACACAAGACCTGGGCGTGCCCGTTCTTTCACTGGGACGAGCGGCTGTGCGTCCGCTGCGAGGGCGGCTGCATGAGCTTCCCGGACCGGGAGGCCCTGGCCGAGTACGCGGACCGCTACTGCGCCAACCTCCAGGACTGGAAAAGCTGCACGGTGGCCGCCAACCTGCTGAAATATTACGGGAGGACGGAGTGACATGGAAAGAAACGTCGATAAGATCAAGCGCCTGGAGCATGAGCTGGGGCGCTGGCACAAGAAGGTGGCCGACACGGCCAAGGAGAACGAGAAGCTGCGGGAGGCCCTGGCCCAGGCGGATGCCGGAAACCAGGAGACCCAGGCCCTTGTGGACGCTGTGCTCACCGCCGTGGTGCTGGAGCACGGGGAGCGGGCCATGGACCCGGATGCCCCGGAGACGGCCCTGGGCTGGCGGCTGGCCGTCCCGTTCTTCTCCGTCAAGGAGATGCGGGAGAAGTACGAGATACACGCCCGGCGCGGCGAGGACGGCAAGTACATCCTGGGCGTGATGGAGCGGAGGTCCGACTTATGAGCGTGCGCCGACAGACAGCAAACCGGCTGACCCTGTTTCGCACCTGCGGCACCTGCGGGAAGCAGATCGTGACCACGGCGGACACCCCCTGGGTGCGTCAGGTGGAGCGGGACGGCAAGCGGCAGGCCACGACATACTTCTGCTCCGAGGGCTGCTTTGCTGCCAGCTATAAGCACGTCGGCTGGTTTGACGGCAAGGCCGAGGAGCGCCGGAAGCTGAAAGACCGGAACCGGGACCCGGAGAAGGAGCGGGCACGGAACCGGGCATACCAGCAGGCCCACCGGGAGGAGCTGCGGGAAAAGGCCCGGCTGCGCCGCCTGGCGCACCCCGGACAGGCCGCCGCCGACAGCGCCTACGCCCGGCGCAAGCGCAAGCTGATAGCGGAGGAGGCGCAGGCAAATGCTGGATAAGACCCCGCTGGAGATGGCCCTGGAGCGGGAGGGCCAGATCGAATACTGCGACGAGTGCGAGTATGTGCGCGTCGTGGACAACACAGTTTTCTGCGGCCTGTCCGGGAAGCTGCTGCACCCCATGATGTTTCTGCGGGGGCAGGGCTTCGGCCCGGCCCGCCGCTGCACCAAACGGAAGGAGGCGCGAGAGATGGGACTGCCCGCCGCAGACCTGCAACGCATGGGGCCGGAGGCCCAGCGCCAGGTCATGGAGAAGCTGGGCATCGTGGGCAAGACCAAGGCCCCCAAGTACCACAACCAGCCGGACAGCCGGGGCAACCTCCGCTTCGACAGCAAGAAGGAGGCCCGCCGCTACGACGAGCTGATGCTGATGCTCAAGGCCGGGCAGATACGCAACCTGCGCCTCCAGCAGCAGTACACCCTCCAGGAAAGCTACATCACGGAGACCGGCGAGCGGGTCCGGGCCATCCACTATGTGGCCGACTTCGCCTACGAGCGCCCCACCGCGCCGGACAAGTACGGCACCGTGTTCTGGCTGCCGGTGGTGGAGGATGTCAAGAGCCGGGCCACCAAGACGGCCCAGTACGAGATGAAAAAGAAGCTCCTGCGGGAACGCTTCAATCTGACTATCACGGAGGTTTGATTATGGCAAAGAAAGGCACATTCCCTGCCAACGCTATGCGGCGCGGGGAGATTTACTGGGTAGATATACCGAACGCCATCGGCCACGAGCTGATGAAGGACCGGCCCGCCATCATCGTGAGCTGCGACGCTCTGAACGACAACAGCCCCGTGGTCCAGGTGGTCTACTGCTCCGCATCCCCCAAGAAGGAGCTGCCGGAGCACATCACCATCCGCTCTACCGAACAGATCAGCACGGCCCTGTGCGAGAACGTGTACACCGTGGACAAGAGCCGCGTGGGACGCTATGTGGGACGCTGCACCAAGCGGGAGATGGAGCAGGTGGACCTCGGCCTCCTCTCTGGCCTGGGTCTGGCCCAGTACGGCCTTGCAAGCCCCCAGGAGGACGAGGAGGAGCCGGAGCCGGTACGCGGGGACACCGAGGACGGCACGGCTTCCATGGCCCTTGTAATTGCCCAGACGGAGCGGGACACCTACAAGCGGATGTATGAGAGCCTGCTGGCCCGCATGACGATGGAACGGGAGGAAACGGCATGAAAGAAACACCGAAATGCGCGGGCTGCTCCTACATGGGATGGCCTGTACCCCGGAGAATAACCGGGAATAACCGCCACCTGGACGGACCCAGATCATCGTGTATGTGCAGGCACCCGGAAGCTGTGGCGAGCTTCAGACGCGTTTGCCCCAAAAGCCCCAGGCTTGAAGCCTTTATCGGCTTCACAAAGCCGGGCGGCAAAACGCCTGTCATCAAAACCTCACCGCGCTGGTGCCCTCTGCGCGAGGGAAACGGAGGCCACGTCCGGGAGAGCTTCAAGGGGGTGAGCGACTGATGACCGAACCGAAGGACCTTTGCGGCAGGTGCGCCGCGATGCTCCAGGAGGGCTACGACCTCAAACGCGTGGGCGGCGGCGTAGATCACAAAGTGACCTGCTCCCATTGTGGGCGGCGGCGCTACGGGGCCACCTACACGATAGAAAAGCACAGCAAAAGCAAAGCATAAGCATACCAGAGAGACCCTGGGCCTATGGCCTGGGGTCTCTTATCTTTTTCGTGAGGCCACGAAAATGGTCTCCC